ATTCGATCATTCAGCTAAATCAAATTTAGGAGAAATTCGAACTGGGTCTTATTTGTCTCAGGCATCTATGCTAGTGTATGATGATATCTTAAGATTCCAAAACTCAACAGATGCTCCTACAGCTGATATATCTAATTTTAATTATAATCAATTTGAAGGTAATATCCTTTGGTTCATGGATGAATTAGTTGGAATGGAATCTGACTGGATAAAAACTGCAGCAGCAGATAGTACTACAGCTTATGGCTATGTACAATTTACTGAGGATAGTATTGAGACTGCTGTAAATAGATACATTGGACATTTAGAAAGATTTAATGAACGAAAAGATATTGACCGTGGTTGGAAACCATATTCTATTAAAAAGTATGAGACTCTACCTACTCCTGAATGGTTAACTACACTTAAAAATTCTACTAAGACCTACAAAGAAAAATTAGATGCATTAACATATGATGAAGTATTGGCTTTAGCATTTGTACATCTTCATAGTAAAAAATCAAAAGACTCTAATTTTGTATTATTAGCTGAAGGTAATATATACGCATCAAAAGAATTATATAAAAATAATCATCATACTAATCCAGATGCAGCAACATTAACTAGACTGGAAGGTTTTTTCCCTTGGCGTAAACAAAATATATATGTTGAGAAATTAGCACATGCTGTTAGTAGTTCTCCAACAAAATCTTGGATGTATAAATCTTGTCCTGGTGATGCAAATCAAACAATGACTCCTGATGATGTTATTAATTGTCTTAAGTCGAAGCTTACAATGCATAGTGGTGATGAATTATTCAGCGCTATGCAACAAGAGGCTACATTTTTAAATGGAATGTGGCCAGGATATCTTACACTCACAGATGAAACTGCAAATATTCCAACTGCAGATCTTGGTGCATATTCATCATATGATTCTAGCTTAACTAACCAATCATTGTCAACATACTCTGACGGAACAAACCAAAGCTATAAAGTAATTAAACGCAAGATCGCGACTGGCATTATTGATCCGGCCGGGGTTGATGCCTATAGTTATTATTTTTATAGGACTGGTGACTTACATGATGAATGGTTACAAAATGTTAAGACTGAATTAAGTAATAATGCTCATCATTATAACTGTGATGAATTATGCCAAACTATTGGTACTTGGGGAGTTAGTGGACACCATACATATATAGTAGATTGGTTTAATACAGAAATTGCAGATGCAAATTATTTGTTTCCACCTTCTGGCCAGCCTTACTCTCCACTATCATTGGTAGCTGGATTTAGCTGGAATAATACAAACATAAATGATACTGGTCTTATAGTAATTGGTATGTCTATTAATGATATTAGAAAACAATTTGGCACTGTAATTCATGAAGCTGGTGGACATGCTGGACATCCACTTGACTGGGGTGGCGAACATACAACGGCAATGGGTAATGCCAAATTATTAAATACTCAACAAAATATAGATTTAAATGCGCTTTATAAAAACTATTTAACAACTCATATTGGACCTAATCATGATTACCTAGGCGGAACCTTTGCTAATCTTTTTCCTGCAGGCCAAACCACTAGTCTTGCAATTAGTAATGCAAAAATTGCATGGTTGAATAAATATCAAATCAATCTGCCAATGGGGTATATTACAGATCTTTCATCGTCATCATATAATGAAGGCAATATAGAGGATGAATTCTTAGCTAGAGTTTATGCAACGATGGCAACAAATAAATGTATTACATTTACTGATGATATATGGCCTGTTATGAAAGAGGTTTCACCTTCTCTAGCTGGAATAATTGATATAGATATGGCAAGAAGGATAGATACAGAGATGAGAGTTATGATGAAGTTAGACAAGAGGACTTATAATATGGGTTTCCACGAGGAATTATAGATGGACCGTAGAGCTTATAATATATAAATAAGTCTATATAGAGAGGAAATGAAATGGCAACACCAACTACAAGAGCTACATTACAAGAATACGCTTTAAGAGCTTTAGGCTCGCCAGTGATTGAAATTAATGTAGATGATGACCAAATAGAAGATCGTACTGATGATGCAATACAATTCTACCAAGAATTTCATTCAGATGCTGTTATTCGAACATATTTAAAACATCAACTTACTGCTGCTGATATAACTAATAACTATATTACAGTAAGTGATAATGTTACGGCTGTTATGCGTATGTTGACTGGTGGTCAATCATCCGGTTCTTCTCTATTTGATATGGGTTATCATATGCGTCTTAATGATGTCTTTATGATACAAGGTTTATCAACTCAAATTCAAACGTATGAGCAATCATTACGACATCTATCTTTGATTGAGATGAGTTTAAACAGTGTAGAACATCTTAGGTTTAGTAGACATATGAATAGGCTTCATATGGACGAAGGGTTTGGTGACTTACAAGCTGATCAATATATAGTTATTGAAGCCATGTCTATTATAGACCCAGCAACATATGCTGATGTATATAACGATTTATATTTAAAGAAGTATCTTACTGCATTGATTAAACGCCAATGGGGTGCAAACATGATGAAGTTCGAAGGATTTCAACTACCAGGTGGGATAACAATGAATGGTAGACAAATGTTTGATGATGCAATAGAAGAGATATTAAGATTAGAAGAAGAATGTAAGTTGACTTGGGCAATGCCAGACAACTTTTTAATGGGATAATTAATGGCTACAAGCGTATACTTTTCAGGTGCAGTAAAATCTGAACAGGATCTTTACGAAGACCTTGTTTTAGAAAGCATAAAAATATTTGGGCAAGATGTCGTATACATCCCAGCAGAGCGTATATATGAGGATACATTATTAAATGAGACTCTAAATCAATATACCCACGCCTATCCAATAGAAATGTATTTAGAAAACGTCGAAGGATTCGAGGGTGATGGTAATCTATTAGGTAAATTTGGCTTAGAGATTAGGGACCAAGGTACATTTGTTGTACCTAAAAAGCGTTGGCATAGTGTGGTAGGTGAAAATTTAGATATAGCATTAGGAAACAATATAACTACAATTCCATCTGAAGGTGATTTATTATGGATGACAATGACTGATAGGCTATTTGAAATTAAGTATGTAGAACCTAAGCTACCATTTTATCAAATGCAAGATTTACCAGTTTATACATTAACAGCTGAATTATTTGAATATAATGACCAGAATTTTGATACTGGTATGCCTGAAATAGATAATATTGAATTAATTTATGCTAATTCTTATTCATATACAACTACAGCAGCTGCCGGCACAAACGATTTAGAAATTGGTGAGTTTGTTCATCAATGGACAGGTTTAACAGATGATGGTGGAACTAATATTAATATTATATCTAAAGTGGCTGCATATGAGAAAGTAGATACAACAACATATACAGTAATGCTTGTCTCTCCACACCAATCAACAAATGGTGATGGTACATTTATGGAAAATTCTGTTCATGCTACAAGATTACTTGTTGGTCAAAAATCTGGTTCCTCAAGGCAAATTACTGTTGACTTGACAGGTACCCTTAAGACTGAATATAACTTAGATGCATTTGCAGATAATGATGAATTTGAATTAGAAGGTGATAGCATTATAGACTTCTCAGAAGTTAATCCATTTGGTGACCCATAATGTTTGAAAATCATTGGTACCATGAATCGACAAGGCGGATGGTGTCCGTTTTTGGCTCTTTGTTTAATGACTTAGAAGTTGTTAAAAAAGATGCTAACGATAAGGTATTAGCAAAAATTAAAGTTCCCCTTGCATATGCACCAAGGAGTAAGGTACTTGCACGTTTAACAGAACAAACAGGGGACCCTAAATTTGCTATTAGGTTACCACGAATATCATTTGAAATAAGCTCTATGGAATATGATGCTAATGCACGTGTATCCAAACATAAGAGCTATAAAAAGGTTGTTGTAGGTGATACACTTAACCTAAATACATTAAGAGCTCCAGCTGTATATAAAGTTGGATTTGAATTAAATATTCTTGCTAAGACACAAGATGAAGCATTACAATTATTGGAACAAATACTTCCAATGTTTCAGCCAGAATATACAGTAACAATAAAAGATATTCCAGATATGGATTTAACCACTGACACCCCAATTGTTTTGGAGAGTGTCACATTAAATGATGATTATGAGGGTGATTTAGTTACGAGGAGAGCTATAGTATATACTTTAGTATTTGGAACTCGTATTAGATATTATAGAGGTTTATTTAAGACTAAACAAATTTTGGAAACTGCAGTTGACTATTCAGAAAATGTTGACCCAACAACTCATAAAATTGAGACACAGGCAATAGATGGTACTACAACATCTGATGGTGCTGGCGGTTTTAAAGAACCATACACTGAAACTATTAACTTTTTTGACACGGACGTATAACTATGTATAATTATAAAGCAACATTAATGAGAGTCGTTGATGGCGATACCATTGATGCAGAAATAGACTTAGGATTTAAAATATTTATTAAAGAGAGGATTCGTTTAATGGGTATAGATACTCCTGAGAGTAGAACAAGAAACCTAGCTGAGAAATCATGGGGTAAGGCTGCTAGTGCCAGATTATCAGAATTATTGGCAGAAGCTGATG